TCCGTCAACGTAGTCTATAACTCGAAGAGGCAATGTAAGCGTTGCTGCTGGAGTAGAACCATCAATCGCATTCTTAGATTTCTTGATGGAAGTAGATCCAGCGGTTTGTACAACACCGACGTTTAAACCACGGTCTGTGGTATTCATTGCTTCGTCTGCCTGCATTTGTAACACGACATTCGGATCGTCAAGGACATATGCTCTTGCATCTGTTGCTGCATTTGATGCAGGCCACATGTCACTAAACGTCTTCTGCCCACTTGTTGGGTCCGTATAAGAGCATCCCATAAAAATTCCCACAGCTGCCAAGGTAGCAGTTCCAGCATCTTTTTCAATCGTGCCGTTTGCTACAAGCTTAACAAAGTCACCGTTAAAAATAGCGGTGTCATATGTGGTAATTATCGGTAGCTGGCGCATCTTGCCTGTAAGCGAACCTGATGCACTTGTAGTACCAATAGGTCTGGCTCCATACGGTGAAGCTGAAGTAGCCATAATTATTTTTCCTATTTGCTAATTAATTTAAAACATTTAGCGACCCCCGCCGCCAAATGCTACACGAGTCTTACGGTTTGGCGCAAGAACTGGCATCCTGGGATCGTTCTCACGCATGTAATTGTTGTCTACAGCCTGCATCTGTGATTCTGCATGCTTCTTGTAATATGCACGTCGTTGCTCCACCATTTCTTCGGGAGATTTGCAGAGTAGCAGTCCGCCAACTTCAATACCACCCTTTGCACCAAAGTCTGATTTATGATCACTCATAATTTGTAGCTCAGGATGGTCTTCGGCCTTTACTGGTTCCCAACCTTCTCTAAATCTTTTAGATACATTGGTATTATCAGTATGGCCAACCATTGATGTACGAATCCACCTAAATACCCAGCCATCTTGTGGCTTAGGATCTGGTAAGATTGATGCAGGCTCCCACGACTTATCTCTAGTTTCGTCTTCACGACTATCTAAATCCCGTGACTCCCGTGATGCGCGTTCCTCAGACATTATTTTCTTTCTCCTTGATGACTTGTCTTGCGTATTGTTCATTAGTAAGGTTCAGGCGTTTCGCGAGTCTCACCTGTGTCTGTGTTAATGTTACTGTGCGTGGCGATGAACCACTATTCCTAGTAGCTCCAGCCACGGGGCTTGTCTTGCGACGACCCGCAGTATTAACGGTAACTTTATTACTGTTATCGCTTCCACTGAATTCTGCAGGAAAAACCTGCTTCATACGTTTATCTATTAAATCGTAATATTCATCAGAGCTTGGGTCAATACCCTCCCTCTCAACCAATTTCTGATGTACCCCATATGCAAAGCTAGTCATCTCTTCATCTTGACCAAACCACTTATTACTTTCTGACCAGCTAACTGCCTTATCATCAGGCTCTATCGGCTCTGGCTTTGGCACGTAGGGAGTCTGTGTGGCAACCGCACGTTCCTGAGCCATAACCTCCCTCTTCCAATTATCAATAATTTTTTTAGAAACATTAGGTGCATATGCCTGAGATAACTGGGCATTCGTCAAATGCTGCTGTGCTTCAGCTATTTCAGAAGAATCACCTGACTCATGGGCTTTTTTAAAGTTTTCCTGTGCCATGGACAGGTTTGCAGCCGCCCTACCCTTTGATTGATCGGTCAATGCTGTTTGAGAGTTCTGAACTAGCCTGAGAAGTCTTTGGTTTTCTACCTGAAGTGAGCCAGTATAGTTAACCGCCTCATTAGACATACGCTCTGCCGCTTCTTTGGCTCTGCGCTCATCATGGAATTCCTTCTTAAGCTTAGTAATTCTTTTTTGTACCTTTCCACCGTACTCCTTAAGCTCGTTTCCATCTTCATCTAGTGGGGCGTACTTCTGATCTTCCTCTGATCGGTCATCTACAACCTCAATGCCCACTTCTTCTTCCGTTTCTTGCACATCATTGCTTGAAGGTACTTCAACGGTATTTTTTACACCTAAAAACCTATCTTCTTCGCTCATCCTTCCAGTTTCTTCACTCATTATGCTCTTTCCACTCCTCTGGGATCTTCAACAACAGCTTCAACCGTGTCATCATTGATTAAACGAAACTCTTTACCATGAATTTTAATTCTTGTACCACTAAATGCCCGAAAAACAACCCAATCACCCTCTTTACAGTAGGGTCCAGAGGGAAATCGACTAAAATTTGCATAAGAATCAGACCCCATCTTCAATACAAAGCCTACAACAGTCGATATTGACTCTTCATATTGACTTTGTGCTGACTTGATAATGCCTCCATCAGTAGTTTCGGTAATTTCTGGAAGTGCAATCAATAATTTGTACCCTGTTGGATCGGGTAGCTGTGATGCGGAGGGGGTTGGGTCATCAACATCTTTAAATGTAATCTCTTCGATATCAATAACAGGATTTTCTACTTCTTTCGCGAGTGTAGTCATGTGACCTCTCGTTAAATTGTGGCATCCTTGCGGACGTTGCTCTTCTAATTAGAAGGTTTATTCTTTTTACTCGTACTTTCATGTGAAGAAGATACCCAGAGTCTTCCATTTTCATCTACATCAAATTCAAATACCTCATGGTCTGGCTCCACAAAGATATCGGCATCTTCTTTGTCAATAACACCAAAATACTTACCTAATCGAACAAGAGATTCCCATTTCATTCCTTAAAAATCCTGCACCTTATCTATCATATCAATTATTTCTCGTTCTGCCCAAGCTAATCCTTCAATAATACCAGTAATCTTACGGTAATCCTCCATGTCCTTAGCATTTCCAACTGCCAAATGGTCAGCAAGCTCGTTCATCTGTTGCCTGATAGACTTTTTAAGTGTCACGAGGACATTATCTGGCATTGTTATCTCCACTTATTTCCTGCTTAATCCTAAGTCCCATCTCAAGTCCTTTCACTTCTAGGTCTGCATCTAGTTTTTCAGACTCAATCTCTGCCTTTAATAGTAAAGCTTTTTCTTCAAGACTCAATCCTGCCATATCTACACGTTCCTTGCTTGCAAGCTTCTGTCTTTCAAGTTCCACCTTCTGCATATCAATCTGTTGCTTCGCTTGATCTGTCGCTTGCTTCGCTTGATCTGCAGCTTGCTTGCGCTGTTGGTCTTGTTCTAGTGTCGCAATCTCACGTTCGCGCATTTGGATAATTGGATCTTGCTGATTTTGTGCTGCTTGATCTGCTTGTGCCTGTTGTTCTTTCTTACCAGACATCTGATCGGCAGCATCGGCTACTAATTTAGCAAGTTGCGATGCAAGCCTGGGCGATAGCTGCTCTTCTTCGGTTGGTAGTTTTATACCAAGCTCGTCTTCTATCTGTTTGCGGAAAATAAATGCCAAGTGTTCACGAACATGTGCATCCAATGCACCACTCACCGCACCACCAGCAGGACTGTTCTGTACCTCCTGTGCCAACTGCGGATCATTTTTTAACATCATATGGACACGGTTGTGTGCCTCATGGTCCTGATACTCGTATACCTTAACAGGAGAAAGTGTAAGCATCTCTTGATTTTCAGTAATAGGATCTTTAGGTAGAACTTCTTCCTGATTCGGAACTACCCTATCTGCATTAGGAATACCAATAAGCTCCATCATTTGCCTATGCAATAATGGCATGTCATAAAGATTGGGAGACTGTTGCGCTAACTGTAGCGCTGCTTGATACTGCATAACTCTTTGTGCCATTGTCGATGCATTTGGATCAGAGACTGGAACAACATCAATGCGATCATCAAAATCCTCAGCCTTTATACCTTCTCCATCTTCTGTTTCGTAAGGATATTCTGGGTCTGTATAATCGCGTATAATGTTTGATAAAATTTTATATTCTTGTTTTAAGCTTGCGTGTATCCTTGCTTGAATAGCAGACTGCACCTTCATCGCACGTTCCATAATTGCAAGAGTGGTCCCAACGGGAGCATCTTGACTCATGTCTGCTACTTTAAGGTCGGCCATTGACGCAAAGCGTCTGCCTTCTTCGACGATATTACCCAGTAACTGATAAAGGACCGAACTAGGTTCCTTATAAGGAAGGAAGGTGATGTTGTCGCGAATAACCCCACCAGGGACATCAACGTCCCTGAACTCTCCTGGCATGATAGGCGTGTCGTCGCCTTTGATTCTGAGTCCACGAGTTTTCAATCCTCCTGGTAGATTGGATAATGTGCCTGCATCAACCAACTGTCTAAGTAAGCTGGTTGCAGACTTGGCTAAACCTCCAATCATATGGATCAAGCCAAGGTTATAAAATCCAATTCCAGGAACATATCCATAGTGGACAAAGTGCTGCAGCTTAACTCTGTGCGGATCTTCTTCCTCCCAGTTCCTGTAAATAGAAAGAACAGTATTACTTCCTTTGTCGATTGTAACGACATACGGTAGTGCTACCTTGTCCTCGTCTTCATAACCTGGAAGGTCTACATCAACATGCATTTCTAAGAGTTGATGTTTTTCCCGACTTTCATATGAGGGGGTCACGCCTCCAATATCATTATATTTTTCCCTGATTGGATTCTCTTCTACATTGGAGGGCGTAAGCTCAACATCCCGATAAAAACCACTAACCTGTAATTTTCTTATCTGGTTAGTACTCCTAGTCATTACATGGGTATACCGTTCTGCATGTTGTAACTCTCCCTCATTGTATGCAACTACAAAATCTTCAGCGGGAACAAACATAGAAGTAGGTCTGCCAAGGGATGGATCAAAATAAATCTTACGAAATGCAGAACCAGCTAACGGCAAACTAAATAATAACTTTTCAGTTTCTGAGCGATACTCAGTCATCACTTCAATAAGCTGATAGTTTAAATACTCCTGAACTCTTTTTGCCTGTTGCGCCCTTTCTTTAGTAAACTTACCCCAGACATGAGCCTTTACTGGCCCCTGCGCTGGCATAATTTCCTGTATAGTTTGAGCTTGAAATCTGACGACTGCCTCTGATAACATTGGATGGAATACACCACATGCACCAGCCCATGGCGTTGTACGGTCTTCGATTTCTAATCCAAGCTGATCCAGGCCTTCCTTGTAGGTTTGCTCCCAAGACGATCTACTACTTCTATCGGACTCAAACTTAGACACCAGGTCTGAAGACAAAGTAGATAGTTCATTATCATCTATAAAGTCGGCAAGGTTAGATTGAAAAGAATCTTCACCCATACTCTCATCTGCTCCAGGATCGAAATCAACGACTACACTTCCATCGTCCATCTCTGTAACCTCTGAATCCCCAGAAGCTTCTTCGTCTTCAATTACCATGAGTCCTTCTGGACCCATATCAAAATCATCTTGATTTAATAAAGATTCTAATGTTTTTTCTATTGCCACGAATAATTCCTCTGCAGGTGCCTCATCTTTCTATAACAGCCCCCAAGGGAAACTCTTGCAGGAAATAACCCTTGAGGACTGTGAAATAGAAACCTCTCTAACACAATGAGAAAATATAGTCAAAGAGTCAACTCCTAATAATAATCTGCTTTTCTATTTAAAAGAAACTCTTCTTCCTCTTCGTCGCTTTCTATACGAATAAATCCACCCTGACGAAAGCGCAATAATGCTTGTGTAGATGAGTCTACCAGGTCATCGTGATCCCCAGTGGGGAACGCGGCAAACTCCTCTATTACTAGTTCAGCCCATCTTGTTTTAGGCGCCCAGACGTGACCCGATGAAAATAAATCCGAGACAGCATTCACTCTTGCTATTTTATCTTTTCCTCTGCTGGGAACATACTCACCCACAGGTATACCCATCCTTCGTAGCTCAAAAATTAAAGGGGTACCTGCTGCCTTGGCTTCAACAATAAAAGCATCAGGATCATATTCTTTGTACATTTCATATGCTCTTGCCTTGAGATCTGGAAACTCAAGACGCTCCTGAAGAGCATCCAAAAGAATAATGTTTGCCACATCATTCTTGTCTGTAAAAACACCCCATGTTGTACACGCACTATAGTCTGCAGTTTCTTTTGCTAAAAATGCTGTATCCCAAGATTGAATAACAAAGTCACAAGTAGGAGGTTTTTTCTCTGTCCACTCTTTCCACCACTCACGCTTAATAATTGCAGATTCTTCAGAGGTAGGATCTTGCTGATACTGGGCGCTCCACTTGCTTACAGGAAGCTCAGCCTTTAGTGCCTCTAATTGATCCAGCGGCCAGAAGCCAGGCCACAAAGATTTGCCACTGGGAAGTATTGCAGGAAATTCTATTATCTCCCATTCATCAGCACCTCCTCTTTCTACGGATGCTTTAATAATACTTCCCGTTAAATCCTTTTTTGCCCAACGTGTCATAACTAAACATATCGCGCCTCCAGGCTGGAGCCTCTGGCGTGGACCTGACGTGTACCATTCATAGGTTTTGTCATATACGGATGGATCATTTAGGGCGGCTTCCTGCTCAGAATGTGGATCGTCCACGATTAAGATATCTGCGCCCTTACCAGTTACAGCGCCACCCACACCAATAGCAAAGTAATCACCGCCCTTATTTGTACTCCAACGTCCCGCTGCCTTGGAATCAGTGCTTAAAGCAACATCCTGGAATATCCTCTGATATACTTCTGATCCTACAAGATTACGAACCTTACGACCAAATCCAACGGCAAGCTCTGCTGTGTGGGCAGTTTGAATGACCTTTCTATCTGGAAACCTTCCTAAATACCATGCAGGGAAGAGGTTAGATGCAAATTCTGACTTTGTATGACGGGGTGGCATGTTTACTATAAGCCTCTTAAGGCTCCCATCTGCGATCCTATTGAATGCATCGGACATGATTGCGTGGTGGCTGCCCTCAATAAACGCGGGCCATACCTCTTTTACAAAAGAAAGAAAGTCTTTTTGTGCTGAAGCTCTCCCCCTTGCTATGTTTAACTGATCCAGAAGAGCAATAACTTCTTTCTGAGCAGTAGGAGAAAGAGCATGGAGGTTTTTGGTAACAGTGGTTATGTCTAGTTCCACTGGCAATCTATCATTTATCAGAATCCTTTGGTTTTTTTGACCACCTTCTACTATGGACCTTTCTATTGCGTTGAAGCAATAAGCCTCTACTATTACTACGGTAACGCTCTTGTCTTTTTGGCCCCTTGAAATATTTTTCTGTGACTTCCCCATCCTCAGAGTCTTCTTCGGCAGCTAAATTAATAACCTGACGAGCAAGATCGTACCAATGTTCACTATTAGGCTTGTGTCCCAATTTTTGCAAGTAATCCTCTAGAATCTGGTTTGCACTTTTTCCTATAAATTTGATCTTACCACTGCTATAGAGAGCAAAGTATTCGGGAAACTCCTTTACAGCCTGCTTTGCAGTATATCCACGCTTTATATACCCATGTCGATCACGAAAAGCAGCAGCTTTGTACGATTCAACTGCCCTTGCTATGACATAAAAGACATCATTCTTTTTCACTGCAGCACCTATCTGAGTATGATTGATTTCCCCACCAGCATTGACTGGTATTTATGGCACAAGAACAAAATAAAAAGATAGAAATTACCGTAAAGAAAACTTTCAAACCTCCTCCTCTCTATATATAGATAATCTATAGTAGATTATATCTATATATAGATAATCTATTATAAGTAATCTATTCT